AGTGCGATACAGTACCGATGCAGGTGTCATACCATCATAGCGACTCATTTCAGTGCCTTGAAAGTCATACTCTAATGGGTTAGCCAGTTCGACACTCACCACCCGACGCTTAAAAACCCCTTGAGTATCGGTAAATTCCTGCACCACACTGGTGACGGCTACTACTCGTACATACTGTTCGGTATTGTTTGCCGCTTTCAGGATTAAAAACACTTCACCATTGGTGGGTACAGCCGCTGATTCACTTTGAAAAATCGTCAAGGTTTGTGAGCCTTGATACTGAGTGCCATACAGAAAGCCTAAATACTTAGCACCTTGAGCGCGATAGTTTTCAATTCGTGCCGCCGCTTCAGGACGGGTATCAAAATGGTCACCTGTTTTAAACAGATTAACGCCCAGTTTTTGGTCTTTGGGTAATTTGCTCAAAATGACATGAGTGCCTAAGAATGGCTCATCGGTTTGGGTGCGGACGGCGGCAAAAATCTTGCGTAAACCCACATGGCCATAAACGCGGGCAAGGTGCGGAATATCGCCAAAGATGTTATTTGATTGCCCATCGACAATGACGGATTCAACCAAGCCACCACCGCCCTCAGGACTATCCGCCATCACTTCAGAGGCTAATAGCCGTAAATCGCCTGTTAAAATCGCCATAGTTATACCTGTATTAATCTAATAATGAGTGAGTACACATCGTCTTCTTCCATGATCCGATAATCTACAATGGGTTTGGCTTCTATCGGCTTATCGGCATTGCGGAATCGAACGCTAAACGTGCGCGCATCGGGTAGCACCAACGTTATCGGAGCAGTGATAGTGAGCTTTGCATAGAGGGCATCAATTTGTTCACGCGTTGCCCAGCCATGATCAGCATCACCTGATAAAGTGATAGGTCTACCTGATAATTTTTCTGCGGTTTCAACGACCAATGCCCCACTTAATGCGTAAGACTGCGATTGCTCAGTTGGAGTCCAGTCATATTCATCAGTCCATAGCAAATCAGGTGGTAATACCAAGCCATCTAGCGTTAAATCCGTCATTGTTTAGTCACTCCACTGACTGTATTTAATTCATCGAAAAAACTGGCAAAGTTAGGGTCTTGTGATTGCCCTGTTACTGATTTTGAGCCATCGGGCGAAACAAACTTAACCGTTGACACTTTGCCCGCTGGTGTAGGCGTTGAACTGCTACGCGATACCATAGGTGAAAAATTAGCAGGGGTAATGCTGGGTAATGATGGCGGGGCAATAGTCGGTGGTATTACTGATGTTGGCTTTGCTGGTGTTGGTGCTTGCTCTACGGGTTGTGCGGGAGTGGATGAACTAAAGCTTGCTGAAATATCTTCAATCGCTAAACTGGCTCTGGCTTTTTCTTCAAACGATGCGGCTTTGGTCGTTATCACCTGACTGGCTTTAACACCACTCAAATACATATCCCTCCATTCCAGCGGCAAGCCATTGGCTTTTAAGTATTCACCGATGTGGGTTTCAAAACGTCGTTCTTGACCGTTTGGATCAGAACTGCCCGAAGTCGAACCAGACATACGCCAGATAACCTGATTACGCGGGTCATCAAACACAGCTACCGCCTGTTCGTAAGCCTGTTTTTTCAGCTCATCAACTTTCTGTTTAACCTTGTCATCACCTACCAAGCCACCGCCTGCATAATGCGCAATAGCAACAGGATTAGAGCCGTAGTTAATCGCATCAAACGTACCTTTGCCGTATTGAGCGACTTTATCGGCTTTAATGACATACTCACCATTGGATAACATGGCAGGTATTTCATCGCTAGTCCCTGTGCCTTTACCGCTAATTGCACCCTGCTTTTTAGTAAACCCACCATTGGCATAGTGATAAATCATACCGCCTGTAGCGTGAGCTTGCGTGCGAGTTTCTACCACATTGATAGTATGCGTAGACGAAGTAGGCTGTTTAATGCGGGCAATTGCCGCATCAATAGCGGCTGTATCAGGGTCTATCTTTAACGAATGTTTAGCTTGCAATTCCTTATTTAACGACTCGATAACGCTTTGCACACTGCCTAAAGCGGACTTTGCCTCATCCGCACTAGCAGATAATTCACCTAAACGTTGCTTATTAGCATCCTGTGCTTTTTGATTGGCTGCCAGTAAGCCTGCCTGGGCTTTATCAGTAATCTTGATAATATCGTCATACTGACCTTGAAAGCCCTTACCCGCATTGATACTTTCCTGCTGTGCAGTAGCTAACTTTTTACCCAGTTCTAAAATCCGTGCATCATATTCTTCAGCAGATTTAATATCACCAGCGGCTAAGGCTTTCTTCTGATCTGATACCAGCTTATCAAGTTGCCCACGCTCAGCAACATCCTTTTCCCAGCCTTTTTTAGAGCTAATCAATAAGCCAGTCTTAAAATCCTCATAAGATTGTTCAATCCCTTTGCGCTGTTCAGCAAGCTTCAAAGAATCATTAGCCAGTCGTTGTTCTTCAGCAATCATCACGCCAATCATGCCGCTATAGCTTTTTTCCAACTCTTGATAAATGCCAAGCCGTGCAGTCAGAGACTCTTTCTGTACGGCTTTTTGGTCAACTGAACCTTCCGTTAATTTCTGCAACTCATCGGCATAAACTTTATCAACAACAGCTAGTTTTTCCTGAGCCGCCTGCTTGACAATAATCAGTTGAGCATCTTGTGAGGCTTTGACTGCCTGAGCAATCAACAGCTCTTTTTCCAGCACAGGTAATGTGCTGGCAGCAATATCGGCTTTTTGTTGCTCCAGTGCGATTTTTGTTGCCGCTGTTTGTCGGGCAGTTTCGGCATCCATTGCCGCACCTGTTTCTTTGAGCTCGGCTTGTATTTCTTTAAAGGTTTCCTGCTTAACGATTTTTTCCAGCTTCACGCGTTCAAGTTCAGCTTCGCTACGCGCCTTTGATTGTTCAGCGGCTTGCTGTGCGTCCTCTGAATCCGCTACGCGGCTATCAGCAAAGTCCTTATGAATGGCTTTGATTTTTTCGGCTAAGCCTTGTTCGCCTGTTAAAAAGTCACCGCTGAAGAAGTACTTAGCGGTTTCCATTTGAATAACGAAACCTTCAACAAACAGACTTCCTGCATCCCTGACAGATTCAAACTTGCGCAAGAATGTACCAACTTCCCATCCAGCCCACGCCGCAAACAGCACACCGAAGGCAGATTTCAAGCCCTGCGCGACGACTTCCATCCGCGTCATACTGACAGTTGCCGTGTCGGTTGCCGCTCCTAGTGCCGCTGTTACCCCTATATAGCGTTCTTGTGCCGCTGTCACTTGAGCAATAGAAAGTGCAAGGGCTTCGTTTGCCGTTGCTCTATCCGCTACTGAGGTAGCCAATGCGACATCCAGCCTTGCTTCTGCCAACTTAGAACGTGCCGCAGTCACGCTTGCTACAGCGACTGCCCGCTGTATTTCCAGTTCTTGAATGCGGACATAGTTAAGACGCTCGGTTTCTGCGACCGCTTCAACGTTTGCCGCTGATTGAATGCGCAACTGGGCAATGTAAGCGACTAATGAACTAGTGAGCTTTACGCCATAAATCCCTGCCAATGAGGTTAGTCCATTGACTATCTCAGGCAAGCCTTTGGAGACTTCTAAAATAGCTTTGGCTATGCCTTGAGTCGCGCCGCTAGTTTCATTAGCTTTTCCTATGTATTGCTGAATTTCGTTTTCAGCTGCTGTAAACGCTTGCGAGATAGTGATAGGGATAGCGTTAAAATTGGCTTCTATAGCTTGGCGATTAGCAAACAGCGCATTGACTAAATCGGTACCTGTGAGTTTTCCCTGTTCGCCTAATTCTTTCAGCTTGCCAATAGGAATGCCCATGCCGTCCGCTATGGCTTTGGTTAAGCCCAGCGAGTTTTCCATGATGCTGTTCAGCTCATCGCCGTTCAGGATGCCCTTACCGAGTGCCTGATTCCATTGCATCAATGCACTGGCATCCTGTGCCATGCCCATACTGGTTGATGCTATCGCCTTATTCAGTAATTCCGTCGCTAACAATGCCTGCTCAGTCGTACCGCCCATGCGCTTGATACTTTCTGAATTACGGATAAAAGCATTGGTGGTCTGATCTAATGAACCGCGTGATCGTTGGGCAATATCGAACAGCTCTTGATGGACAGCGTTAAACTCCTCTGTCCCTTTAACAGCCAGATGTAATTTAGCAGCATTGGTTTGATAGGCTTCGGCAGTATGGACAAGGCTTTTACCCCAGACTGTGACGACTTGTGCCACTTGCAAGGCGATAAACTGATTTAAACGGGTGTGTAGAACTTCGGCGTGCTCTTCAAGCGTGCGAACGCCCCCCGCCGCACCTTGTGCTGCATTGCCGAAATTTTGCGCTGATTGTGCTGCTGAATTTAACGCACCACCTGCATTATTTTGGGCATTAATACGAAGGTTTAAATGATTCTGTAACTGCTGTGCCTGTTGTTCCAAGCTATGCAATTCCGCACCCAGATTACCGCTGTTATTAGTCGCACTCAGATTAAAATGCAACAGGGTATTAAGGATTCTTGCCTGCTCGATTAAGGATTTAATCGAGTTTAATAATTCAGTGAGCGCGGGGGTAGCAGTATTTTGCGCTTGGATTTTTAGCTTTAAATCAACCTCATTCGCCATATCGGCTTACCTTATTTATCTATATAAAAATCTTGTACTGCCTGAAAGAATTGCCAGCCATAGTGCCAACAATCAACATGACCATGATGAATAAGCCCTGCACAGACAATATTTAAATCCGCCTCAATCTGAGCCAGTTTTTTTATTGATCTGAGTCCATTGCCAGATTTGGCAGGCGAAAAAAAACTGGCATTCAGTTGAATAAATGCCAGTCTCACAGCTTCAGTAACATCACCGTCAATCAAATCAGAGTCGATTAATAGTGCGTTATCCCATTGCTCACTGGTTATTTCGTTAATCGCCACATCACCACCAGCCAGTAACTGAGTGAGGGAATTTTTAAAGTCAATGGGTCTTATTTCACGGACAATCGCATTACCGATTCGCAACTGTCCGCGCATGACTAGAATGACTCGATAGTGAACGGTGTTGTTTTACCAGACAATAACTCAGCCCGACCTTTCATCTTGAACTCAACGAATTTGTCAGACATAAAGTCGATTGCGGAATCACTGGTTAATAATGCGCGGTCAATAGTGATAATGACAGCGGTGTTATCAACCAGATTGCGACCATCCAGCTGTAACCATGTTTTGATTTGCGATACGGTAGAACCATTGACTTTATAGCCACTGATTGCGCCGTGGGCATAACTTACTTTGATAGCCTGACTATCAGTAATCGTTGCCTTGGCTTCAATCATGCCTAGCATATAGTTGATTTCATAATCAGTGCCTTCAACATAAGTCACCGTCGCACCCGTATTTGTCACTACGACAGAACCAGCGGTTAGATTACGCTGAGCCAAAGGCACAAACGTATTCAGCTTGGCAGTAACCGATTCGGCAGTCACTGTGCCGCCACCTGTTGATAGCACGGAGTTATCGCCCATCACAGCCATTGCCAATGATTCTTTATCGAAATTAGTAATCATCAAGCTCAGCTCTACAGGCTTTGGAATTGCTACCGATGCCGTTACCACGCCGTAAATGCCTTTGTCTTTACTGACCTGTTCTTTAATATCGCCTGTTGCCTTGATTTCCAAGGACGCTAAACCAAGAACCTTTTTAATGCCTGTTGGGTTGCCGTTTAAATCCAAACGGTTCAGATACAGCGTACCTTCTGCCAACATGCCTGAATTTGTACCTGACATATTATTTATCCTGCTTTGATGTAGTTACGATTTCAGCAACACCTCGCGCTATTAACCAGTCCGCTTGTGACGGTGTAACAGTAAGGGTATCGCCAGATTTATATTGCTTGTCTTCATGGGTATGAGGTGCTTTAAGTAACACCTTAACGTCATTGCTCATCATCTCCCTCTCTTCAGGATAAAAGTGATTTCAGTATTAAAAAACGGGGAATTGGGAGGAACTTCGGTAAATACGACAAACTCGGAAGCAACAAAGAATTCACCTACTACCATATTGTCTTGCAAACTCTTGATTATCATTTCCACGACAGCACTGCTGTTCACAGCACCTGAAAACGCCAGAAACTGTGCATCACCTGACAGTTCGTCAGTAATAACTGCGTTATTCGCATCCAGCAAACGATCATCATTAACACCCAGTACCAACGAGATAACAAAGTCATCGCTCAATGGTTTTCTGCCTGGGTAAGTCCCTTTGGTGCAGACATAACTGAGAATGGGATAATCATCGACCTTCAATGCTTTCTTGTAGCCGAACAAATGTTTTAAGGTCTTGCCATAATGCGCATTAAAAAATGCAACCAACTCGGCATCGACACTCAAACGATTGCGTAAAGCGATTAATACTGCGTTCATCCTCGCCCCAGTGTTACATTGCCAAAACCAGCCGTTTCTGTGATACCCAACGCTGCTTTTGAAAGTCCGCTAATCAGCATATCCAGCGTGGCTTTAAATTGCCGCGCCTTGTCAATAAGGATAGACTCATCGCCAATTGCCCCTGCAATAGCCGCTTCACGCTTGGCATAAACAGCCGCTATTTCAGTCAGCAATGTTTTAGGTAGTACAACATCGCTTGGATTAATGCCACGTTCCCGTAATACCACATCAACATAGACATTGCCGCTATCAACATGCCGCTGTTTAACGCTAATAGCAGGATCAGCACAATCCGCTAACATACAATAATTAGTCATTTGCACCCGCCTCAGCCAATACCGACCGTATGCGATTCATCATTTTCTGTTCACGATTGCCCATGTCTGTATAAAAGAATGGGAACGGACGTGAACCAGGATGATTAACGGATTTACGAAAAAAGAAACCGCCAGCACTAGGAATCTTTAACGCCTTGCGATTCTTTGCTGAGATAACATGAGGTCGTGTGCCAAACTCCACATAAGGAGCATGTTTAGCATTAGCAAATACCAACGCTGAATCATTACCCGCTGGAGTCCAATTGACAGACTGTTCCAGTTGACCCGTTCGAGTTTTAAAGCTACGACCTGAATGTATTGTTTCCAGTACATCATCGATATAACCTTCCGCTGCTACATAAGTTGCCTTAATAACCGTCTGTTCAGAAGCCAGTGCCGCCAATACCGACGGCACATCGCCTAGGTCAATCGAGATGTTAAGCATCAGCCTTAGTTTTTTTCTTGCCTGTATCACCTTCCGAATTCAATTCTTCTGGTACAGGTGCAGGCTGTTCATAGCTATAGCCGCAACGTTCAACACACTCCCGCGCATCAACAGGTTCTTTTTGTTCGGCAACACCGTCTGGTCTATAAACTTTAATCATTAGCTTGCATCCTTGCCGATAAAGGCAGAATAGTTAATGCCAGTAGCGATAGTGCCTGCTACGGTGGTATGGATTCGGACATAACGATACAGCGTGCCGTTCTCTTCGTTTTGGAACGGAATCACATACCGTCCAGCCGCGCTTAATGCCGCATCCATAGGTATAACCAGATTACCAAACACTTTACGACCTAAGCATACAGAACCGCTTGCCATTGTCGGATCATTAGAACCTTCCAGAGATACTGTATAGATTTCATCCCCTGTAGCAATTTCACAGGCAGTCAGATCGATCACTACATCGGCATCAACAAAACCTGCCCCCAAGTCCAAAATCAAACTGCCGTTTGCTGTTGCCGCTACTAAACCCGCTGCTTTTAATAGCAGCGCGTTATCATAGGTATATTGAGTATATTGACTCATCTAGCCCCCCTTACTTAGTGACCGCTGCATCAGCGATAGAATATAAACGGGTAGCCGCACGACCATTCATAATACAAATGCCGTTGAACCACTCGACCCGCGTACGATATAAAGGCGATGATTGCAATTCACCTAAATCCTGTACACGCATACCGCCATTTTGGATACCAGATACAGCACCATCACCCAGACTTAAGACATAAATAGAAGTCGCTGTCGCTGTGCCTGACGTTGCCGCTTCGGTAAATGGCAGAATCGCAGTGCCATCATTATCCAGATCAACCGTTAAAATAGGCAGATCGTTGTACTTGGTAACTGTCCGACCAAAAGCATCTTTATCATAAGAAATGAAACCGCCAACCGCTGTATCACGCGCCGCTTGTGTCAAGCGTCTACGCATTGCCTTATTCATCAGCAAATGAGTAGGATTCAAGGTTTGGTCAATCGCCTCATCAAGCTTGGCTAATGACAATGGCGTACCATTCGCGGTAGCACCCGCTGCGATCATCTGGCTGCCAGTAATACGTTTTTGCAAGCCGTCAAATTCACGCGGATCAGAAGCAGAATCGCCTTTGATGAATTTTTTAGTCCAGGCTAAACCTAGACCGCGTACTTTCATTTGCTCCTGAACTGCACGCTGATTCATACCCATCGTTTGTACGATAAAGGTATCAACATCCAGTTCGCCGCCTGCAATTACCAGAGCTTCAGTCAGAGGATTCAATACGCCAGTAGAGGCAGTATAGGATTCATTGACCCCACGGAAACCGATGCCAGGCAGATTAGTTTCACGATTATATTTAAGCGCGTTGCCTTGAATATCAATAAAAGGCAGGTTCATTAAAATGTCGCTAGAACCCGCATACATCTCAACAATCGCGCTGCGAATAACGTCGCCAGTTTCAAGCTTGGCAGCTTCGACCAGTGTTAACGCCATAATTATTTAACTCCTTGTGAGCGTGCCAAGTTCATCCGTTCAACAGGAGACAGGTTGGCAGTATTAGAGGGAGGAGAAGTAATACCTGTTTGCTGGGTTCCTGACCCAGTATTACCCGATGCTTTAGCCAGAAACGGCTTAGCTTTTAATAAATTGGCAACAGCCTCTTTAACAGGCTTGCCGTCAACAGTGACATTGCCATCCGAATCAACAGCAGCTTTATTAGCCAGCAAATCATGAATTACTTCTGAATCAAGCGCATCAGCAGAGGCACTCAATAGCGCAGTGTGAACCAAGGTGGACTGGAATTTGTTTTTGTAGCCATCGGCTTCTTGGGACTTACTATCCAAAAGTGCCTGTAAATCACCTTTGTCCTTCAGTTGCTGCTCTTTCAGTGCATCAAGTGACTTATGACCTGTAGCGGCTTCAAGGTCTTTTTGCCATTGAGCCTGTGCTTTTGCAATCTCAGCATTCACATCGACCGTATCAGGCGGAGGCGTAGTAGCTGGTGGAGTTTGATTATTGGATTCGGGCATGATGCTTTCCTGTATCTGACTTGAAAATTAAATCAGGCTACAGAGTAAGCTCAGGGCGCATGGAAATATTGTTGAAAAGGTTCATCATCAGTACAAGTTAGCTAAAAAGCTTTTTGTACTGCAAAACGATAACCATAAATGAAAATTAAGGCTAGTTTAACGGGGGTTTAACGGGGGTAAAATCAAAAAGCAATATGACGGTAGCGGATATAAGTATATCGTAGCTTAAATGGCTATATTTAAAAAATACTCTTTTGACCGCCATTTGCTAATAATTCCACATAATCGGATTTGCTTATCAAACCAGTCCCTTCTTTATTAAGCAAGGTTTTTAATGAGGTTCCTTTACTCATTGCTTCACTAGCCCATTTAGGCAAAATCTGCTCTCGCTGCTTATCATTTAGCTTAGCCAGAAAGCCAGCATAATTCTCACTGCCTTGTGCTTTTACCATAGACACTCTAGGCGTAAGTGTACACATACAATGAGGGTGTGCTTTATGCCTTGGCACACTATCCTTACGCCAGACCCCTTTGCCTAGCCCTTGGTCAATGTTTGCATAGTAATCGCAAATATCAAAAATCTTGTGACTGCTGCTAAGCCGCCATTGATAACCGATAATCAACTCATTATCTATCGTGGCTTCAATAATTGCCCGATGTGCCGCTGTCGCCATTTCCGTTCTGGCTATCCGTTTCAGGTTATAAAGCTGTTTGTCATATAGCCACCATTGCAACGACTTATCGACCAGACTCAGATTATTTTTAGTAACTGCTACCTTAATTTGATTCAATAACTGCAAAGACGCATGACGCGACCCTGTAACAGCCAGCTTATCAATATATTGCTCTACTTTGCTTAACGTGTACTTCCATTGCTGAGTTGCTTCTGGATCATGAATCAGTTGCCGTGCGGCATCGGTTAATTCTTTCGTCCATTTATTGCGATTATTACTCACCATAGCAAACTGCTTGGCACGGTCAAATTCAATCATACGCTGCATATTATAGAGCAGGGTATTAACCGATTCACCAGTCTTCACCCCTTGCTGCAACATTTGTCCTACGCCTTCTTCTGTCAGCGCGTTCCAGTTCCATAGTCGATTAGACAGGGTTAAATCATCAGCCCAGCGTTCAGTAAAGGCTTTTTCAGCTAATGCCAATACCTGCTTATTCTGCATATCACGCTTGCCGAACAAACCTAATGAACTCGCAACGACAATACCATTCTTGACTGTCTCATTCATTGCCGCCAAATACGCGGATAATTCAGCTTTGGCTTGTTCACTGATCTGCGATTTATCCTCTGGCAAGGCGGCAATAAATCGCTGGATAAAGGCATCGGTATCACCACCAATATTGCCCTCTACTATAAGTATCTCTTTAGCCAACTCACGGTAAAGAGCGGGGGTATCTGTCATAATCCAGCCGCCATAAGAATTAACAGCAACGCATCTTCATCATCACGATTAAGCATTATCGGAAATTCTTGGTCAATAGTCATACCTAATGAAGTTAGGTCTGCTAATGGCTTGGTTATCTCTACAACAGTTGCCTTTCCTGTCTTCTCAATACTGACATTACTACCTTTAACCTCGGAAACAGTATAAACACTGACATTAGATGACAAACTATCATCCGCCGAAACAGCATTAACAACAGCATTAATATCAACACTATTTTCAGGTTGGGTAATCTGTATTGAGGGCTTGTCTTTACCTTTTAATGGCGGAGCAGATTGCACAGGCTGATGATAATCAGTCCGTGGTCTCTTAGGCTGTACTGACTTATCGACATAATGGATAACATGAACAATCTGTCCATTATCCTTAGCCGCTTGTACAGCAATCCCCTCAGAAATTAGCATATCATCAGCTTCAATTATGCTGAGATTAGCCGCAATACTTCCCGCTTCCTGTACAAAACCATCCGAGTTTAAGCTATCGCTGCCTTCATTAATAGCCAATACACCATCAATGACCACGCTACCAATAATAGACGCGCTATCAGCAGATTCCGTTATCAGCAGTACAGAATTAACGGCAAGTATGCCGTTAGATGTCAATCCATCTGATGCTTCATCAATGGCGAGTGATGCAGTGATTAACCCAGTCGCATTAGCACTTAAAGTATCAGCTGATTCTACAACATCAACATAAGCGTTATTGCCAGCGGCTAAAACAAACCCATCAGAATTAAGGCTATCTGCTATTTCATTCAATAAAGCACTGGCAGTAATGGCAACGCCAGTTGCTGAGGTTATTACATCAGAAGCTTCGGTTATGTTTGCCGCTGCATTAATGCCAATAGCTGCCGCTGATGACAGGCTATCGCCAGATTCAGTAATCGCCAAAGTAGAGGCAATGGCAACCGTTGAGGCGGCTGTTACTGTATCGAATGCCTCTGATAATGCCAGTGCAGCACTGACAGGCAATGCTCCTATCGATGACAGACTATCTGCTGATTCAGTAATACTGGCATTAGCATTTATCCCACCCAGTGCTGCCACCGAACCATCGGAACTTATACTATCGCTTGCTTCGTTTATTGACGCGGTAGCAACGATAAGTAATGAAGCTGTCGAACTAACGCTGTCATTGCCTTCTGTTTTTGCTAAATTGGAAACAATGGCGACAGTACCAGCAGAGATAATGCTATCTGCTGATTCGACAACATTACTATTGGCGGCAATACCAACCAGAGCCGATGATGACAGGCTATCGCCAGATTCAGTAATCGCCAAAGTAGAGGCAATGGCAACCGTTGAGGCGGCTGTTACTGTATCGAATTCCTCTGATAATGCCAGTGCGGCACTGACAGATAATGCGCCTGTTGATGACAGACTATCTGCTGATTCGATAATACTGGCGTTGGCTATTATCTCAGTTGCAGTTGTTCCAGTTGCGCTGATACTGTCGATATTTTCTGTAACGCTAACATCAGCAACAATGGCGAGGCTTCCCGATGCCGTTATTGCATCGGATAATTCCGTTATAGATAATACGGAATTAACAGCAATAACACCTGAAGATGAAATACTATCGTTAGCTTCACTAGCAGATAAATTCGCAGTTACACTTGATGATCCAGAAGGTAAAGAAGGGATAAAAGTCTGGTATGGCTCAAAAACCTGCCACGGGTTAGCTGAGATTGATTTAATCTCAAGTGGTGTTAATACCCGCTTCCAAATTAAAACCAGATCAAGTTCACTAAAGCAATAGTCGGCATTACCTTCACCACCACCTATTTTCAGAGTAACAGGGGCAGTCCATGAGCCAACGCTTGACGATGTTGCTGGAGATGCTTGAGCCACCCCATCAATATACGCCGTGTACACAGATAAGTTGTTAGTAACAACAACGGTTTGACTTTTTCCAGTTGCTATAGAGCCAGATGGCGATATAGCCGCCAAGCCACCGCCAGTAGCATAAACTGATACTCTAGGTGTTGCCGAGGTGGCTGGTAAATATAAACAAAAAGCCGAGTTAAAGGCTAACGCAGACTGCCAGTTTGCAGCATTGCCTTTGTAATTTTGGATAACCAAAATTGTGAAAGGGCTTGTTGATGCAGGTAAATTTGATTTCGTGAACGAATATGTGCCACTAGCAAACAGCTTACCATGCAACCCACAGGTAGAAGCTGGTGTTGCCGCTGTGCCTGTAAGCGTACCAACCTCGCCATTCACGGCATTGCGAACAATACCGTTTTGCATGTTTACCGCAGCAACAAGATCGCGGGCAAGCCCAGTTGATTGAACTGCTACATAGGCTTTAGGCTGTATGCGTCGCTTGTTCTCTGTTGGGAACATGGCGATTAAGCGTTAGTGTAAGTGATAGGTCTATAAGCAACGACACAACCAGTACCTAATGCCGCTCCGCAATTGTTGCGAATTGCAATACTAAACGCATCGGGTAACGCGCCTTCGACAACTTGACTTAGCTTAAACCATTTTTGGATTCGTTGGCTGGTGATAACGTATGGCACAGCGATAGGTCCATACATACTGTTTGGATCAGCCATCGAAGCTGTACCCTCTGAACCAGTCGGTAGCGTAGTTGTGCCAAAGTTTCCACCACAAATCCACGTTGTACCGCCGTCCGTTGTCATCCAAGGGATAATGTAAACATAAACCGCTTGGTCATTTGCTGGTGCAGTCGCAGCGGTTGATAAATCAATCGTAATCTCATAGTCAACAGCCAGTGTTG